CCAACCGCTGACGACGAATCGGCAGCGGCTGTGGCAAAAACTATAGCGGCAGGATTGGAACTAGACTGGAAGCTGCCTTCCGCTTGAACATATATACTACCAGCAATTAAAATCGCCGCACTCCCATCGGCTTCAGCTGAAGCGGCATAATTTAACCGCCCCAGAATATCACCCGAAGTTATAACGGTATCGCTGGTTTGTAATGTTATACTTTGCATAGTCTAGTTCCTGTCCCCATTTTAACTATAGTTAGATAATATACCAGTCAGTACCATCGCTAGCAAGAGTCATAGACTCATACTGATGGTAGAGAGCTTTAGTTGTGGCGCCATCAATAGTGGCGCTTCCACCTCTTTGGATGGTAACAACGCCAGCTGCGCTATCCTTCTTCTTGATAGTGATAACCTTACCAGAAGCAACAGCTGGAAGAGTAACAGTAATGCCACTAACACCACCTGAGCAAAGGTTGATATCGTTAGAAAGAGTAACGCTCGTTGTTGGCGAAGAAACGCTACGAGTTCTTTTGGCCTCAGTAATAGCGCCAGCAGAAACGTGAGCGGTATCAATCGAGCCATCAACATAATGCTCGCTATCAATCGAATCGTCAGCAATCTTCGTTCCATCTACCGCATCAGCGGCGAGCTGTAGGGTGTCAACACCACCATTGGCAATGGCGATGGTGCCAGTGCTTGTGATAGTGCCTCCCGAAAGCCCTGTGCCAGCAGTGATGGAAGTAACAGTACCAGTCGTAGTCGAGTAACCATAGCTTAGGATTCTGTCGTCAATCGCGGCAGAAGTCATAAGTGTGGTGTCGTCATCTGAGAACGACTCGGCAGACGTGATAACAGCAGAACCGGCCAACTGAGAGACAGTGATGTTACCAAGGGTGCCACCAAGAGTGAGGTTTCCAGCAGAGGTTACTGTTCCGGTAAGAGTAATACCGTTTACACTACCAGTACCACCAACCGAAGTAACAGTACCAGCGGTTGTTGAGTAGCCATAGCTCAAGATTCTATCGTCAATGGCAGCAGCTGTCATCAGCTGACTATCGCTGTCACTGAAGGCTTCAGCAGATGTCAAGTAGCCAGCACCCGCCAATTTAGCGAACGTAACACCGCCATCTTTGATGGCAACTTCAGTAGAGCCATTGATTTCAAGAGTGGAATCATCTACCTTTACGGCAATATCATCAGTATTTACGGTAATACCGTCACCAGCACCAACGTTAAACTGTCTGCTCGATGAAATATCGCCACCGCCGGTCAAACCGTTGCCAGCGCTAAGAACAACCGAAGTGTGGTCGATATGCTCATTAGCAACAAAGTTTAACAACGCATCGTGGTTGATTTCACTATCAACACTATTAACAGTAATGGTGTTAGTAGCACTAACGACAAATTCTGCACCAGTACCATCGGCAAATGTAACGGTTTCACCATCATCAACCTGCTGAGTAGTAGTACCATCAGAAATGGTAAAGTTGCTCATAGCACCAAGACCGCTAACAAAATTACTTCTGTTAACTTTCTTTAGCGCGGTAGCAGACGCATCATAAATCATAATGAAGTCATTGGTCGCGTCTGGGGCGCCACCAAGATCAGTTAGACCGGTAATCGCAGCAGCGGTTAGACTAGCATTAAGAGTAACATCAGCGCTACCATCAATGCTAACATTACCACTTAATTCATCACCAAGAGTAATGGTTCTAGATGTCGCCCAAGCGCTTGCCGTATCAGCATTGCCAGTGACATCACCTTCCAAGTCGGCAACAATTGTACCAGCAGTACCAGAGAACACCTCTGAAGTGTTAGTTGCGTCTGGAATAAAGGTAAATTTACCAGTGCTATCATCAAAACCAAAGAAACCTACCTTTGCGGTAGATCCGTTGTGCCAGTTGAATTCAATACCGCGATCTTTATTATCATCGCTTGCTGGAGCGGTATCTCCACCAAGAGTAAAAATCGGGTCATCAATTGTTACAGTTGTTGAATTAACAGTAGTTGTAGTACCGTTAACAGTCAAGTCACCAGCGATACTGATATCTTGAGAAAATGTAACATCGCCATTAGAAGCAATGGTTATCGCGTCTGCATCGCTGGCACTACCAATAGTACCACCGTCACTAACTGCAAGATTGGTAGCAACAAGAGTTGTACCATCTATTGTGAAATTACTATTCGACTCGAATAGCTGGTCACCCGCGCCAGTACCGAAAAACACGATACCGCTTGGGTTTCTATCGTAAGGTTGAAAAGACATCTACTTTCTCCGAAAAATGTGGAATTGGTTAACCTTTATGTATACACATTAAACAATATACCAGTTAAAATTATCTGAAATCAAAGACACGCTCTGATTTTTATGAAATAACGGGTATACCGAATTTCCATCTATTGTCTCAGATCCATTTCCTATCAGAACTCCAGAGTTAGAACCATCTTTAAATTTAAACAATAATTCTCGACCCCCTTTTCCTACGGCTGTTGGCAAGCTAACACTAACAACGTCAGAGCTAGTATCAATAAACACCACGTCAGAACTATCTGTCATAGTGAAGTCAGCCGTTATATTATTATATGTTCGTTGTTTTGTTTGAAATGTTGCGCCAGCCCATCCAGATACAGCTACAGAGCTATGGTCTTGAGAGTCAACGTAGCTCTCGGCCCATCCGCTAACCGAAGATATTTGTGTTTCGTTTTCTATTGCCTGCCCACTGCTATATACGGCAATACCAGACACATAATTAAGTTGTTCAGTGGTTACATCACCACCGCCAAGACTAAATTCAGACCAATTACCTGAAGCATTTGGCAAAAAGCCCGTATTGGCATCTCTTGATTCGCCAGCGAGTATAGAATATTTATAGTATGTATTATCTACAACATCTGCATGGTAGCCGCTAGCAACATAGGCAAGCATACCATCCTGAAGCATACCAGAAGGAATATTGACAAGAGTATCACTCTCTAAACCAGTGACTAACCGCAGGCCGCCACGCATTTCTACGTCGAGAACGATTGGATGAGTACCATTAGTACTCCATGTTCCCGGCCAAGCGTTTCTTGTTAGTCCATCGTAATTAGCCATCTATATCCTCCTAAGATATACTTACGTATGTGTTTCCGGGCTGTAGAGTGATACCATAAAGCTTATACTCTTCAGCGTTATATCCGACAGGTGACGTGTCTGGCTCTAGGTCTAAAGTTTCTACCGTTGGCGTTACGTCAGAAAGCAAAGAAGAACTAGCGCCCGTCTTAAATGTGGTTGGCTGAGAAGCAGATGATCTAACAGCAAACCAGAAACATCTAGGCAAGGAATCGCTATTATTTATTGTTTGAGAAAGTGTTTTGACCTGATTTCCAAGCTCGGTAACTACAGAAGAATCAAAATCGTCTGTATCTACAATGTCCGCCCTTGTTGGCGGGCTAGATGTGCTTGATGTAAATATATAAAAACTAGGATAAGTAAATGAAGCAGAGATACTGCTATCGCTAACTACTCGCTGTGTAGTGTATTCTGTTCCAGTAACGGTTGCCGGTCTGGTAAAATCTGTTGTGGCAGTGATAGTTCTGCCACTATTATTATCTTTGTGTATTGCGGTAGTAAATGTCATTGTTCCATCATCGCTAGAATTACTCAGAGTACCCTGACTCGTAGTAATTGTAGTTGAAGCGTTTGAAGAATTAGACAAACCACTAATTGTTAGATTATAACCAACAGAAGAATATGACTGTAGGAAATTATTTCCACTAAGATTATTAAAGGATATAGAACTTGATGCGCTCTGCCAACTAAATGAAATCGAAGCGGTTTGTGAAATAGTGCTACCGTCTTTATCTAAGAAGCTAACAGTGGCGCTAGCAGAGCCGCCAGACAGGTCAGAAGTAGAAGAATAGATTGGAGAGTCGCCATCAGTAGTAAATGTTTGACTCCAATCAACCCCTCCTCCGGGTGTCGCTGAAGGACCGGTGGTGGTATATAAAGAAACATCCGATGTTACAGAACCAACAACGGAAGTCAAGGTAGATTTAACACTATTTACATAATTAGTTGTAAAGTCTGACGGATTGTCAACACTAACTGTCCACTGAGAAACCGGCTGATCCCAATATCTAGACTGACCATTTGCAGAGACAGATGGGCTGAATTGCGCTACTTCTAGCTGGAACAATCCATCACCATTTATCGAGGCGGTTCTGACTGTCTGCTCAGTGCCGTCTGCGTCAATAAATATTGTGTTAATTCTATATTGATTATCACCACCACTAACTATAAACTGCATACCAGATGGATCTGGTGTGGAATTTACAGCTATTCCAGAAACTGTAACTATGTCCAGCGCATTCTCTATGGCTTGACCGCTTGCATATGCGGCAACACCCGAAACATATGTATCATCATCAGCAGTTAAGAATGTAGCCTCGGCCCAACCACTAACAGACGCAGCGCTATGATCTTGTGAATCTATATAAGATAGCGCCCATCCGCTAACAGCAACATCTCCAGCGTCCGCATAAACACCAGCCCAGCCACTTACAGAAGCCGCACTATGGTCTTGAGAATCTATATACGATTCCGCCCACCCAGAGACAGCAACCGCGCTGTGATCCTGTGCGTCAACATACGACTGCGCCCAACCAGAAACAGAAGATATTTGAGATTCGTTTTCAACAGACTGGCCGCTCGCATATGCGGCAACACCAGAAACATAAGAATCATCATCCGCAGTTAAAAATGTTGCACCAGCCCAGCCGGAAACAGCTACCGCGCCATGATCTTGAGAATCAACATATGATTGCGCCCAGCCGGAAACAGAAGATATCTGTAACTCGTTTTCGATAGACTGACCAGAAGCATAGGTAGAAACGCCAGAAACATAAGTATCGTCATATGATCCAGCCTCTCCGCTTGCATATATAGCAATTCCCGATACATAGTTTAGCTGTTCTTCTGTGACATCACCAGTTCCGACATTACCTGACGCATAAACAGCAACACCAGAAACATAGTCTAAATCTGTAGTAAATACCGCCTTAGAAGCGGGAAGCGTAACAGAAACAACTCCACTACCAGTGAGGCTTATCTTAGAGCCACTATTAGAACTGCTTAATACAGTATCTCTCTCTAGATTGTTGGAACCATAGGTACCAATTCCAACCTCCCACTGACTATTCTCTTCTATAACGTAGAATGTTGAATCGCCGCTGGTAAAAACACTATCAAAAGTCTGGAATCCGGTAAAGGCGCCAATCAGAGAAATACCGCCAACTCCTGTAGAGGCAGTATACTCTTTTACTCTATCATAGACCCTTGGAGCCATCTTTACCTCTCTACAGAGAAATCTATTTGTTTATTTATATCTAATGAGTGATCCTGTTGGCTATTTATATTTAAATCAAAGTCTGCCTGCTGATTTAATTGCATGACAAACGTTAAGAATGATTTGTTAAAATGTATCGCCACTTCACTGCCCGGAATTACCCCAGTGTTTAGATCTGGAATTTCAGCGAAGGAAAGCTCTGAAAATGATGAGCCTCCAAACATTATATCTCCTTATGTTAAATCTAACACTAGATTATACACAATTTAAAGAAAAAGCCGCCCCAAAAGGAACGGCTTTGCCTATTTTTTATTTTTCTAGAATAAAATACTAGAAGGAGCCTGCAAGAACTCTACGGTTGTCTAGGACACCAAAGCCCATTTCTGCAAATCCGTAGTAGCCTTGTCGCTGATGACGATGAAGAGTTTCGTCTTCAAAGATTTCAACTTCACGCTTGACTGGCATAACGAAACTATCGCTAGCACCTTGGTCAAGACCGATAACGAGTTCAACGTCGCTACTTTGAAGCGATCCACCAAGATCGGTCGTGAAGTACGACTGATATTCTTGATTGTCACCAAACTCGAACAAGTCATGCAAGTTAACACCAAAGATTCTGGTGATTGCAGGACCGTCGTCGCCAGCAACGTAGATTTCTCTACGGCTAACTTCGTCAAGCTGATCGACACCCCAGTTGCGGATGTCTTCGATAGCTTCTGGCGAGCAGTAAAGATCGGTCAAACGTCCGGGAGCGGTAACGCTGTTACCACCGCCATTACGACGCATAACGGTCTTCATAAGGCTTACAAGACGCTTGGTGAACTGACCAGCAGCTGCATCAGCATCGTAAACCAAGATGTTACGATCAACAGCGGCAGCCAAAAGGGTGTGCCATCCGTCGTCGTTGATCTTCTTAACGAAAGAAGACTCAAGAACTTGCATCGCGCGAGCGACTACGTTCCAGTTTGCCTCACGAGCATATTTTAGCAAGAAGTCAATCGAGCTAGAAATGCCGTAGGTGTTAACCATGACGTAATCACCTTCAACGTGACGCTCAGGAATACGTCCGTTTCCGGGATTAGTGTAAGCGATGTGATCTACTTCGCTTCCGGGTGAAAGCAAGTCCAAAGGAAACTCTGGAGAAGCGCCCGGCTCAAGAGGCATAGTCTCGAAAATCGAGGTAACAACATCACCAAACAGAACACCCTTTCTCAAAGGAAGCTCAAGAGCCTTGGCGATTTCGCGCTGTGCTTCGATAGCGACAGCTTTATCAGAAGCGCCAGAGCGCTTTAGCAGTTCAATGAATTCTGCTGATGGTCTTTCTTTAATCGACATGTTAAGTATCTCCTTTTATAATTTAATTATACGTTTGTGTTAGGAAGGTCGATGTAAACTTTAGCATAACCGTCCTGATCTACACCAGAAAGGAATCTACCAACAAGTCTGGTCGAACCGTCATCATCAGTATCGTCACTCGAAAGATCGCTGGTGGCCAAGTTTCCGCTGTGAGCAACGTAAGCAGGATCGCCAGCGCTTGGACTGGTACCTTCTAGATTGCTAGTCACAACATAACCCTTGCGAAGAAGAGTAACCTTGCCACCTTTCTGAACTTCATCTTTGTGCTGGTTAAGATGCTGACGAGTAAGGTCAATATTGACCATATCGTTCAACAAGAGTCCAACAGGAACAGCACCGGATGGTAGCGCAGCGTAAGTAACCAAAGCCTCGCCTTGATCCATAGCCGCTCCAGAGCCTCCAGTGCTAACAGAAGCGATACCGCCTCTGGTAGCTGCTTCGTTCATGAAGAACGAAATGTCAGTATCTAGAACACTTCTATCTGATTTAAGAGCCATTATTTATCTCCTTTAGAAAAAATTAATTATTTTTTTGGTGTTGATTGCAAGAAAGAACCAATCCATTCGCTTGCAACACTGCGGAGCGACTCTGCTGGATCAACTTCTGGTTCTACTTCAGAAATAGCCACTTCTTCCGATGCTTCCGCCTCTTCAAGAACTTCTTCGCTAGCTTCTGCCGCGTCAAGCTCTTCTTCGATTTCCGCCTTGGCGTCTTTTTCTTCTTTTTCTTTTTTGTCGTCATGCTCTTTGGCATACTTTTTCTTCATCATAGCAACGACAGCCTCGAAAGCTTCATCGTTTACGCCATCAAAAGACTCGACAGTAGCAGAAGCTTCTTCGGCGTCAAGACCAGCTTCTTCTAGCTGCGCCCTACGCTTCATCATGGCCTCTTTCTTTTTCATCTCGCGAAGCTCATCCATTTTCTTTTTCATGTCTTCTTCGCCATTCTTGATTGCTTCAGCCTGCTCCGCAATCGTTGCATCTTTTGCCTCGATTGTGCCAGCTTGCTCCGCAATAGTAGCTTCTAAAGCTTGGATCTTGGCTTCAAACTCAGACTGCTGCTCTGCAACAACCTGCTCTTTTAGTGCTTCGTTAGCAGCTTTTGCTTCTGCCAACTCTGCTCGCAAATCTTCGATCTGCTTATCGTGATCTGACATTTTCATCTCCTTGATTGAAGAAATAGTTAACGTTTGTGATTTTGATTCGTCAAAATATTCACCCTTGTCCAAAATAATACTACGCGGATTAGCAGGTTTTGAAACAAGACCTTTACCAGAGAATGCTAAGTTTCGTAATAATCTGCCAATTCTATAGTTTTCGTAAGTACCTTCCCCACCGTAAGCCCTCAAGTGCTTCGTTAGGAAAGCAGAGGCTTCATTTCTTTCTATGATTTTTGTTTGACCTTCTGTCGTTTGCAAGGCATAATCAAAGGCCGGAAAAAGACACTCCATCGAAACGAACCATTTGCCCTCTTCGATTTCTGCGATGATCTTGTTCATACGCTCGCGCTTTTCTTCTCCAGACCAGCTAGTATAAAGAACCGCCTGAGTAATAATATCAAACTGCTCAGGTTTTTCTTCTTGCGAAAGGTGATTACCCTCGTGGTCAACGACATAACTGCCAGTTATATGTCCAATGATGTCATCTTCATTGTGCATAAAATTGAATTGTTTGTCTTCTGGGGTATTTCTAGCAGCCCAAGTTTCTTGAGGATCAAAAACGTCATCATTTTTGTTCCAGCCGGTAGAAACTAATACGGACTCAAGATAATATAAATCCATTTGGTCTTTGTTTTGAGCAATTACCTTCTCAAGCACATCGACATCGGATATGATAACCTTAGCGGCCTCAATATTACCCTTATGAAGATTAGCTTGAGCGCAATATGCGACACTGTTATTTTGTAGAAGGTCGGATAATCCGGCCTCTATTTCTGATTTATATATTTCCATATTAAATACCTCCAGTATTCATAATACACAAATTTTTGATTTGTTGGTTTTTTATGGTTAAAAATCGCTTAATTCAGCAAAGACAGTTGAGTAAATCAATTTCATCTCATTACTACTTGGCTGTCTATTGTTAGTATTAACAAACTGTTCAACCTTTTCAGACGCGAAAGAAACGAATTCTTTTGGTGGGTTTTTCTGACTTTCTAATAGGTTTTTAATTATTGTCTCATCTATTTCCATGAATGGTTGCAGACCAGTAAGTATACATAATTTTAAATGCTCTAACTGATCTACTTCCGACTTAGTTAAACTTCTAATATTTTTCTTATCAAAGTGAGCAAGTGCAATAGGGGATAGAACTTCTGATATTTTAGCCTGTGCATCCATTGCCCACAACATGGCTACAGTCGTGTCGGAGCTTTTTGGTAGTACTCTTTTTTGTTTTCTTTTCATCGTATCTCTGGAAAACATTGGACGACCGGCCTCTTGGATTGGCTCGTTTTTTTCCTGCCTTGGCGCATTCTGTGTCGGGGTTCCTGCTGGCTCTTGAGTAGCACTAAAAGGAATATTATATTTTTCAAAATATTCTTGATTATCCACAATATCTTTGGTTATGCCAATTTTAGCGACATCGTGCGCGTGTTGAGGATTATGGTATGGGCTAGCTTTCTGCGGCGAAAGAGGATCAGTATCCCTATCTCTGACCTCTCTTTTAACTCTAACTTTCTCAATAGAAGGAATCTCTCTAAATCTTTCAAGCAGTGTTTCTTGAGAAATTATATCTCTATCTGCAAGATCCATAAGGAGTTTTTTCTGGGCCGCTTCATCTGAAAGTACAATAGAATCAAAATGTATCTCAGCTGGATACCTAAAGCCCATAGCTTTTTGAACTATTGCTATTTCTTTTCTCCAGAAGCTAGATAGTATCTCTCTACCGTATTCCAGTCTCTCAACGAGGGTTTTTAGCGAAACATAGTTATTGGTATAACCACCACCGCCAGCGGCACCGGTAAGGGTAGGAGGTATTCCCAAACCGGCATAGATACTCGTAAGAACCGGCTGATATTTTTCAGACCCTAAAAATCTATATACTTGAGATTGACTTTCAGTAAATTTCAGCTCCGGTCCCCAAACCATATCCATCGTTCCACCGCCGACGTTGCTGGCTAGTATATCTCTTAATTTATTGATAACAGCCTTAGTCGGTATAATTTTGTGATCTAAATCACCAACAGTCCAAAGTCTAACATTAGAAATAGCGCCGTCCAAAGCCGCCATATCTGCTAGTTTCATTTTTTCTAACATGATAATATCATCAAGAATAGAGCTAATCATTGGATCAGACCAAACCATCCAATCATCTTTTTTATAAAAGAAAAAATCAACTTTATTTGGATCTAGGGGTATGGTTCTTTCACCATTTTTTAATCTATTGTACAAATCTTGAGGTAGTGTTTTTTTATTATTTGAGGACATTAAAGCCTGATGGGAATTATGTGATAGTTTCATCACATACTCCGGCTTTCCTAGCTGAACACCGCCAACAGCATCAACACTTAAAGGATTTAGAAAATCATATCCCCAAGGTATTTCTCTGCTTTTAAAGTTTATATCTTCTATTTTTGTGTCAGCGGCGATTGCGCTTTTCAAAGCTCTTTCTTGCTTCGTGTTTATTTTTGCGGTGCTTCTTCGGGTTATTACATTGCCGGTTCTATAAAGGTAGTTCAAGAACCTTTCAGAGCGATCTGTGCCACCAACCTCTTGAAACCATTTTCTATAAAATTTTTCGATAGTCTTGTTGGGATGCACAAGAACAAGCCCCTGACTTGCAAAATCACTCATCAGATCAATAACATTTCTGATTATACCAACACGACTGTATGCCTGCATACATTGAGCAATAAGCCTTTTCTGTTTGGTGGCAACCGCCTCGCCGGGACGAAAGGCGTTGTAGTCACTTCTATTAAAGCTGGTTCTGACGGAGCGATTAGGCTCTATATCAATATAGCTGGTTCTTCTGCCGTATGAATGGGCAGAAGCCTTTTGTATACCCTCGTAGGCGTCGATGTTGTTAGCCGTAGACTTGTATGCTTCTTGCTTTTGAGACTCGTTATCCCATGTTAGATAAAGATCATCAGACATTTAATTTTCCCAATGGTATTGTTAATAGAAATGGTAATACTATTATTACACAATTTAATAGATATCTTGGATTTTATCTGAAAACCAAGCAGGTCCATTGTATAGTTTGCCAGAATTTCCAAATCTAGAAGCATTAGACTCAGCAAATCCGCCAACTTCTAATTCTGTTATTTTCTCAACGGTTGTAAAATGTCTAGCCGACATGTTAGCCATTATAAGAGAAGAGTACCTATCTTTTCTCAGTCTGGTCTTTTTACCAGCGCCAAGCTTTACTTCTGGCGTATCCCATCTTTCTCTGCCGCTTGATGTCTGAGTCATAACTATCATGGAAAGCTCATCTTTAAGCTCTTCTATCTCCATCACGCAATCCTCAAGCGTATCATACTGTCTACCAGAAACCTTATCTTGCTCGATAGATAGACCTATGCTAGCCGTATCGAAAAATGGAAGTAAAACACACTTATCCTCAAAGTCTTTTCTTAAACCATGATTAGCCTCTGCCAACCAATCAGCCTTAGCGAATTGACATAATTTAAGAATATGTAGACCAGAGTGATAGTCTGTATCTTTTTCTTTGTCCTCTATCGTGGGCCATATTTGAACTTCGCCCTCGCCAATCTTATCTCTGTCTTGCAGAGCTTCTACAACTGCTATACCGCCGCCTTGAGCGTCAATAGCGATCTCAACACAAGGAAAAGCTTTCATTAACTGTCTTATTTTTTTAGCGCAGTATGAATAGAAATCGTCTTCCGTTACTAATTTCGATTTCAACTTTTCCTTATGTTGCTTTCTAGTCGTCGTCCAACAATGGACTATTCTTCTATGATCGCTATTTAGCTCTAAAACCACTATACTAAAATTATCAACCTCGGAAGCAGGATCGACACCAAAAATATATTTTTTATTTGGATCGCCTTTTAGCATAGCTTCAAAACACACATCTCCAGAAGGCAGTGTTATTGGCTTCATCTGAGACGCTGTGCATGATTCTATTAAACTTCTCTTGAAAAACCCCTGACTGTCCGTAGTAAACACGGCGCCATATTCCATCTGATAAATACCTGAGTGAACAGTGGCCTTTGCTCTAGCTATTTGACCGCTATCCATAAATCCGTCTGGAAGCCTATCTACGGGCATCCTAATAACTGAATACTCTCTCCAGTCGAAGTCTGCCGGAACAGCGCCGCCAAAAACTTCTTGTAGCTTAAACTCTTCCCCTCCACTAGATACTATAGCATGATATCTCTTCCAATACTCAGCAAAATGATTAAAATCATAATATGCCGTTCCAGATAAAATAATTTGGTTCGATTTAGAAGCGCCCGTGTCTTTGTCTTCTGGAGCGCTAATCGGTATCCCAAGTTCTTTAGCCTTCTTTTCTCTAGCCTTTTGTTTAACCTTTTCTATTGGAGAAGCGGCAACAGCAGCAAAACCAGCAACAACGTTTTCAAAAATATCTCTAGGAATAGAGGCAAATTCATCAGCAATGATATCATTAGCACGCTGACCTCTGATCTTGCTACCGTCACCGAGCGGGAGACAAGTAATAGTACTTTGGCCGATGTGCATAACACACCTATCCACATCTCTTCTAGGTCCACTATTGCTTGAACACAAATCCCTCAATATGGGCGCGTTCTTCCAGATGGTGTCCATATATTCAAAAAGAACTTTAGACTGTCTAAATGCAGCACCAACAACAATGATTTTTCTTCTTGGCATAAATAGGGCGCGTAGTAATGGGTAAACAGAAAGGATAAAAGATTTACCCATACCACGACTGCCGATAAGCATTGGGAACTTCCTGTTCCACATTTCATAAAGTAGTAATGATTGGAAAGGAGATAGTTCAATATTTAATATATATTTACATGCAAATGAAAAATACTCTGGACGCATCATTAACCAAGCTATTCTTTCTAATAGTTTTTCGTTGTCAGAGTCCTGCATGACAAAATCCATAGGATTAAACAAGGTTGACTCATCTACGTCAATACCAAGCCAAGCGTCTTCTAGTTGTTTTGAATGATCTTTCATTTATATATTCCGTCCACAAAGCCATAGTATATAGCCTCTTCGCAGTCCATATACCAATCTCCGTTATGTAGTTTCCTTTTTATGTATGATTTTGTTTTTGATAACGAGTATTCTGAACTCTTAAAGAACTCGCCAGTAGAATGACATCTATCTGCATATATTGATAACATAGTTTCGCAGTTTCTTTTGTCTACCGCCGCATAGTTTTGTGAGCTTAAATAGTCACCAGACAAATCAGTGCTTCCAAAATGACACATAAATATAGAGTTTTCAGTCATCAGCCTTTTTGCTGCCGACTGTATAATCACAGTACCCATAGAGCACAACTGGCCATAACCAACAAAAACCGTTTTACACTTACAGCTCTTGATCGCGTCATATATACCCATCCCGGCATACCAGCAACCTCCAACCGTTTGCATGTGGATAGTAATTGGATCTTTGCTGATGTTTTTTAAAATGTTTATATTTTTTATAAAATTCTGCAACATACGATGATCCACGCCAGCAGATTCACCCGAATCATCGAACTCATTTATATATATTTCCCTATTTTTTACGTCTATCCCATATCCATGAATTTCGCCAACCATATCTCTATTGAGCGTCATTGTCTTTTCCATTAAAAAGTTCATTTAGTCTCTTGAAGACGCTGTTGCAAATTATAAAAGCATTATACTTATTATCGCAAAAAATAACATTTATATCTCGCCTTATAGATATTTCCATTAGAGACTTTATAAGGTATTTACCGCTAAGTTTTGTCTGGTCAACAATATCAAATCTCTTTCCTGTTGGTTTTTTAATCTGGCCGCTCTTGTAAAGTTCATATTTGCGCTTATCTTCTTCGTCAAGCAAACTCATTGGGTAGTTTATCACATCCGAAGCAGAAAACTCAAGCAGCAAGTAGCGAAAATGAAAATCTTTCATGCGCTCCATTTCATTAAAAAACGCCTCTTTTTTCCTTCCTAAATTCATGCCTATTTCGGAGACAGATGCTTTTCTCTCTATACAAACAACATCTTCATATCCCTTTAGAGTATAGTCTCCCGTGTGAAGCGTTCCAATTTCCATACCTTGACACCTATCATAAGAACTAAAGAACCAGCCATCCTGCTCCCTTGTGTCTTTTATAACGGTGTATTTCGGTATACTTTTAGCCATGTATATTCACCGCATTATTGGAATACGAAGCAGTGTACCCAAGAGAAATCAAGACCTCTCTGACTTGCGGCCAAATGGCTATGCGGCACTTGATACAAGACTCGGTTTTGGCTCTATCGCATATCTCTCTGATCTCTTGTTCCTGTGCTGCTAGAATTTCTTCTGGAGTAGGCCCTTCTTTAAGACTATTAGAAGTACCGCCCCAGAAGCTTTTAGGATTTTTAGTGTCCGCACGAAGATTTTCGTCGTTTTGTACTTCTCTTGTGGGGTCTTCTTGGGAATCCTCGGATACATTTTCAGATTTGATTTCTTCTTTCTTAATATCTTTTCTCGTGTACAAACTGCCACTCTTATAAGATCTGCTGGAATTATGAATATAATCACTCATTTTTATTTCTCCTGACTATCTCGTTAAAATATGAAACATAATGCGACTCTTTGCCGGTTACGGACTTATGACACCCCCTACAGAGGCTAATCCCGTTATCCGCATCGTGACGCAGAGAGCTAGCTGAACTCCACTTTATTATATGATGAACATTCAGATAAGCATTTCTCCCCTTCTTATTACACATTTGACAGGTATAATTGTCTCGTTTTAGTACATCAAGACGAAACTGTTTATAAACCGGGTCTCCGTAATCTCGCCTTTTCGACATCGCTATCCACCATTCTTTCTGCTAACTTACTAAAACTAACATTTCTCTGCCAGCCCAACACATCTTCAGCCTTCTTTGGTATTCCAAGAAGGTAGTCTACCTCCGCAGGACGGTAAAACTCCGGGTCCACAACAACGTAATTATTCCAGCCATCAATACCAATCCTGCGAAACGCAGCATCTAAAAACTCTCGGACACTATGCGTTTCGCCCGTACCGATAACGTAATCGTCTGGATTTTCCTGCTGTAGCATGAGCCACATGGCGTTTACATAATCCTCCGCATGTCCCCAGTCTCTTTTTGCATCTAAATTGCCAAGCCTTAACTTTGGAAATGAAATTTTTTCATCAGTGTCTTGGTTATATATATAGAGTTCTTCGTCTGCAAAAACGATCTCGTCGCCGCGCCAGTTTTCAAATTCCCCAATCCACTTGGTAATCTTTCTGGTTACAAACTTTTCTCCGCGTCTTTCGCTTTCATGGTTAAATAAGATGCCACTACACGCAAAAATGCCATAACTGTCACGATAATTACGCACAAGATGGTGAGCCGCCAGTTTAGCAATAGCGTAAGGGCTTTGCGGCATAAATGGCGTATCTTCGTCCTGATATCTATGTAAATCGCACATTGAGTCAGAATACTTGTCTTCCACCGTAATGGTGCCAAGAACATTATCAAGCGCCACTGTAGGAACCCTTTTCTCGGTATAATTTTTACCAAACATTTCGCTGCTACTAGCCTGATAGAACTTTATATCATTTTTTCTTCCAGAGTATCTAATTGCCTCCAAGATATTCAAAACGCCGCCAGCAGTAATGTCCCATGTTAAATTTGGCTGCTTGAAACTTGTACCAACGTGAGACTGTGCTGCCAAGTTATAAATTTCATCTGGACTATGGTCTTCAATTATTTTACTGACGTTGAAACCGTCAGTTACATCGCCCTCTATGAGTACGATATTTTGCAAAATGTGGTTGATATTGATCGTGTTTGGCGTACTCGACCTTCTAGTGACCCCAACTACTTCATAGCCCTTACTCAGTAAGAGTTCTGCTAGATAGCTACCGTCTTGTCCTGTGATACCAAAAATAACAGCCTTCATTATGAATCCTTATCTATTAGTGTTTCGGGTGTCAAGAATGGCTGGTCGATATTTCCGTCCTCATATTGAGTATATTCTGAAAGCCGTTCTTTCTCTCTTTCGGTTGCCAAGCGCATCTTTTCCATCTCTATTCCTATTTTCGACCTAAACTCTGAACTGGTCGCGATTTGTTTCACCAGTGATGCAAACGTCTGTTTTGAGTCCTCAATGGCCTTGATACGCTGCTCTCTTGTGCCTTTGAGGTCTTTTAACATCGTCGCTTTTCGAGCCTGAAGATCTTTGTAGTCTTTACTAAGTGTCTCCTGTGAAGCCCTGAGAATAGCTATCTGGCGTTCCAAATTCATTATATAGTCTATATCTCGCTGATCTTTGTCTCGCGCTTTTTCATTTTGAACAAGGCGCTCGTTAAGTAATATTTCTTCCTGATTTTCATGTTGAGACCTTAGAATCCTATTCATTAGGATTTCTAACTTGATCGTATCTATTATCTGCATTTCTTCAGTGTGAAACACATCATCTTTGAACTGGCTCCACATTTTTTTGAAATGAAATTGAAACATTTCCAATTCTTCTTGTGAAAATTGGTGAGATAGCTCTTTGTAGTATGGTTTTGTTTTTAGTTCATTAGCTACAGCCGCCTCTTTCTTTTGAGATGAAGAAAATCCGACCTTTTCGGCAATCCAGCCACGAACAGACTCAGGATCACGCTCTAGAGTCTTGGCTATTGCTTCTGGAGAAAGAACCTCGCAGTTCTGCTCGATAAATTGCATTTCCTCATTGGAGAATCTACCCTTCTTCATTGTCAATTTCTCCGTTTATTATTTCCTGTAGTCTTTTTATTATTTTAATTTTACGACTTTTTGTGAGTTTGCCTTTATTTTTTAGCTTGAGATAGTCCGAGCGCATGTTTGCGGGGAGTTTTTCATCAATTAATTCATAGATCTCGGATAGGTGGGCGTCGTCTACTATGGTGGAGCCTGTTGCAATGTGATATAATTCATGTATATCTATGGGTTCGAGTATGCTTTTCTTGATGTCTTGCATTTTTTGAGCGTCACCAACCTCATAACGGTAATAATTATCACGTTTGAAGTTTTTTAACCTATTGCTTAGGTGTATATATAGGAAATTTTCAAGTGGGCGCGAACTGTCATAGTCATCAAGTCCCTTGTATGCTATCAAAAACGCCTCTTGGCGTATATCTTCACACTCAAACGACGTAAATACATATTTGTGGGCGATTTTATCTACAACAAAATTAAAAGCCACCATGAATTTTTCCTCTGTGACCCCTTCAGGTAGCTTCATCTTCACCTTCTTCTTCAAAAAGTGACGCCAGCGACTTGTCTTCTTGCTCCAAGTCGGATTTAACGGACTCATCAAGCTCTGCCGTCGAGCGCATTTGTAGTTCGATCTCTATTTCTTTGGGTTTCTCGCTCATTTTTTTCTCCTTTGGGGGGTTTACAACTAGTTATATACACAGGGCAAATAAATTTACCCATAATTTGTGCATTTTTTGCATGATAAGGTTATAGTATGGTGGCATTATGCCGGAGCATTTAGATTTAGAACAATTTCTTTAACGCTGTCACATTAAAAATCTGTCCTGTCTGTGGCGCTTGGACGGTGGCACCCTCCCAAGGTGGGGTTTCCAGATTGAAATTTTTCTTTTGAATGTTAGGAGTTGGAATCAGGTACTAACCATGCCTGACACATTTGGCAGTTGAATGGTCTCAGTAATGAGATGTGTCGAAACAATTTATCGAACGCAGTGAGTTGGTCAGCTCTCACCCAAAACCTTCCCAACAAGAACAACTGATTGGTGGCTCACTAATAAATGTTTCATATCCTGCGCGACAAGGGGCTTGTTGGTAGGATAAAAGCTGGGGTTGTATACTTATAGTAAAATTAAGGTAAATCAAATGAAATCGCCCTGTATAGGAAAGTGCAAATTAGAAAACGCCCAATGTGTTGGATGCTACAGGACCGTTGATGAAATACGAAACTGGAGGAGTATGAATGAGCAAGAAAAAAGAGAAGTTTGTTTCAAGGTATGTCTACGGGCCTCCCGTGTGCAAGCAGTGCGGGACGAAAGTATTCAAGATGATATCCAAGACTAAATACGAATGTGTGATGTGCAAAAATGTTAGCAAGGAGTAAGACATGCAAAATCTGTGGGGTGGAGAAGAGTGTGGCGGCCTTCTCTGCGCATAAGATGTACAAGGACCGTCTTGATTCGCGCTGTAAGGAATGTGTGAGCGAGCAGGCGAAGATTAGACGTGAATTGAAGAAGGTGGCTCCTGACATGCCTGAGAGGTGCGAATGCTGTGGTAATAAATCGCACAAGACTCTAGTTTTGGACCATTGTCACGAAACGAATCAATTTAGGGGCTGGATCTGTGAGGCTTGTAACACCGGCATCGGCAAGCTGGGCGATGATTTTACCGGGGTATGGCTGGCGGCGATGTATTTATCTCGATTTGAAGAAGGAACACTAAATAATGCATATAACGGAAATAAGTAGCGAGCATATAGAGGAATTGAAAAAGCACGTAGAGATAAACGAGCAGGGACACATAATAACAAAAAAACTACACGACAAAAAGGGACCATACGGATCTAGTGTTGGCTCCAAGGCAAAAGTAGGAAGCAGAAGAGGGTCAAAAACTAAATACGGTCAAAATTTCACTTATAATTTTCTTGGAGAATTCGGAAAACTGGTTTGTAGGGCCAGAGACATTGTGTGGATACTCGCCAATGGGCCGCTTGATCCTAATATGACTGTCTATCCGATAGACGGAGACGTTTTTAATGATAGAATTGAAAATTTAGCACTTAAAAAAAGAAATAACGGCAGAAGACCCGGATCAAAAGATGTGAACAAAAGAACCGTCAACAGACTTGGCCTCACAAGAAAAGAGGTAGCAACCGCTCTGCAAATGAAAAAATCAGGGGCGACTTGGCGAGAAATATCTGAGACTATGGGCTATAGTGTTGACTGTATTAAAAAATGGGTTAAAAAAGACGAAAAATACAAACCGGCTTTAAACTGGTCACACCTGACGAACACAAAAGAATATGATATTGAAAATATCGAAGATGAATCTGGAATATATTGTATCGCTATGTGTCCAAATGAAACTGGATGCTCAAAATTCTATATAGGATCAACCGTAAGCACAAGAACCAGAATAGAACAGCATATTCGCGAGCTAAAAACTAACTGTCATTATAATAGCGACTTCCAAGAGCTTTATAATAGCGGCATGAAAATCCGGGCGTTTTTACTAGAAGCTTGTAGCGAAAG